ACCGATTTGTTGATATATTGGTTTCAATCGGCGGGTCTAAAGATAGTCCTAATACTAGAGAGGTTGCTATACCTCTTATTAGGTCTGGTAGGACAGTCCCGGGATCTTATCCGATTACTTTTGACACCGATTCGGGCAATATTGGCAATTCCTTTAGTGAAATGCCTACAATGTCTATGGCTAGTCTCGACTTTTAGCCTGTACATAGCAGTTAATGCTGGATTCGCTTATGGTGGGTATCGTATAGCTGAATATTCAATGTATCTAGCAGTCTGGTCAGGTGCTATAGCCTGTGCATTGTTTACAACAATAGTTTTATATTTCTCATTGCAAGTAGCACAACAAATTAAAAGATAAATAAATATGACAATAGTAGAATTTTTAGAAGATGCTGGTTTAATATTCACCAAAAGAACTGGTGAGGAAGTTGTAGCCTATTGTCCTTGGCATGACGACAAGAATGCTTCTCTAGCTATCAATATCCGTAAAGGTGCCTATCATTGTTTTAATGGTTGTATTAAGGGCCGTGATGGGATGAAGCGGTTGCTAGAGAAGCTAGAACCTAATCGTAATCTTTATCAAGTATTGATTGATAAATTTCCAGAGTTATATATCCATCAATATGAATCTAAACTAAAAACTATAGGTGACGATGATATTGGGTATGATGTGACTCAATTACCTTCGGCTGTAGATAATCCTTATCTTATACAGCGGGGTATTACAAATCAGACTATCAAGAATTTTGACATACGGTACCATGTGGCTTTTGATAGCATCATAGTACCGATCTATCAGAATGGTGAATTATTAGGGAGTGTACAGCGTAATATTTCTCGTAATCCTAAATACGTTAATAGTAAAGGGATGGATAGAGATAAAGCCGTATTTCCACTTGATAAGGTTCAGCCACGTGATGATAAGGTTATTGTGGTTGAAGGGTTATTCGATTCGATAAATGCTCATCAACAGGGGGTGACAAATACACTATGTACATTTGGCGGTAATGTGTCTCATGAACAGGCGAAGATTCTTGGTTCTTTAGCTAGCACCATAGTTATCTGCCCTGACAAGGACTCCAGTGGCCTTAAAATGGCTTACAAGACCACTGATATATTAATGAAACTAGGTTTGAGTGTGGAGTATACGTTCCCACAGGGAAAGGCCAAAGATTTTGGCGATATGCAAGATTTCTCAGGTCTAGAATATCACTCATATTGGAAACTCATGGCACTAAAAAAAGATATAAATTATATGATGGAGCGTTCTTAAAATGCCACTAATTAGTAAGGGTATGTATCAAAACACAGGTTCTGGTGATAGCACCAATAATGACTTTAGGAATCCTAATTCTATCTGGCGTAATACGGTTCGTATCAAGCCAGGAGAACATGCAGTTCTTCGGTTTATAACGGAATTTACCAACGGTGATATGAGTAGATTTCATGGTATTCCTGGTATGTCCGCTAAAGGACAGCAGTTTACTAGTTATGAATACTGTAATCGTGTAAATGTTAATGAGAGTGGGCCAGTAATCGCTACTCCTTGTGAACATTGTCTCTCAGGCGATGAGCGTATTGCTAAGGCTACGAGTCGTTATCTCACGTGGGTATTTCACTATGGCACATTCCATGCGGAGCAGAATCCTTTCCTTGATCGTGATGGTCAAGAACCTTGGGATTTAGTACCTAAAGGTAATCGACAGTTTTATCGTGAAACGGTGAAAAAGCCTCAGTTGCTTAATACGTCCTTCACTTTATTCAAGAATATTGAAGAAAAGTATGAAGTCTATAGTAGTTTGTTGGCTCGGACATTTGATTATCGTTCTAGTCGTCCTTCGAACATTACTCAATACGCATTAGAGTTGTCTGATACTCAAGTGCAAAATGATTATGCTCAGGAAATTCTGGATATGGAAAATAATTTGCCAGATTTAGAATTGATTGCTGCTAAGTTGACTACTGAAGTAGATTTGCCAACATTTAGCACAGAGACTGTCGCTACTCCTGAGGAAAAAGAAGCAACAGAAGCTGCGTATACGAATATGGCTAATATAGAGGAACTATAAAATGTCTAAGGTTACAGTGGAACTAGGTCTAACATTAAAGATGGCTACGGGGGGCGGATTTAATTTTTTCCGCCCCTCTATAACCATTGCTGATATAGATACTGAACAAGAAGCAAAACCCCAAATCGATCGAGCATTAGAAGTAGTTAAAGAGGCGTGGGCGGAATTAGAGGAGCATATGGGTGAAGTTATAACTACTACTGATGTGACAGAGAATGAATCGCTATTGGTTGAACTTGGTAGGCGTATGGCCTCTATGGAAGATCAACTTGCCAAGGTAGCAAATGGGAAATCTAAAGCCAGCTTCTAGTGATAACGGTCAATCGTAGTGACTTAGAGCGGAAGTTGACTGTTATCACTTCCGCTCTACGGTCTAATTCTTCATTTCCTCTTCTTGGAGCGAATACAGGTGGGCAGTTAAGTTTTTGGCAGGACAGTTACATGCCCATATGGGATGGATTAGAGTCTCAAGGAGAGGATGAATTTACATTTTCAGTTGACTCATCAGTATTTCGTAATATCGTTAATGGATTTAAAACTGAATCTATAGATATTGGTATTAATCCTAAGAAAGCGGTAGTTATCAAATCCAGTCAATCTCAGGTGACTGTACCTTATCTGGATGGCCCCTATGATGAGATACCTGAGAAGCCTGTAATGCAGATAAGTTGTACCGTAGAACGAGACTTTCTTCGGGCCTTAATGAAATCTACAGATTTTGTTTCTAAAACATATGAAAATATGGGATTAACGTATTCATATTTAGGGAATAAGGATGGACAGTTCTTTATCTCAGGGGCTGGTTCTATTTATCAATATGCCATCAGTGTCCCATTTTCAGGTGAGACATTACCTGAGATAATCATGCCTCCTGAGTATGCAGCGGTAGTGAGTAGATTATTTTCTACTAATGCTATTCAAGTGGGACTCTCAGAGAATCAACAGATTATTATGGCGGATGGGCCAACTCTTATAGCCACACGGACGGCAAATGAAACGTATCCTAATACTGTTTATGCTCTGTCAGAGGCTGCGGGGGAGTTGTTATTCACTGCTAATAAACAGAAGTTGTTAGAGTCGTTTAGATTAGCATTACAGACTACTAAAGATGATATGGTGGGGCTTAGTAGTAGTATCCAAGATTATGGAACGGTTGGTTTAGCAGGATTAGATGTCTACGTACCTAATGCTGTTATTGAAGCGGAATTATTCGTTGAAGCAGATATTGTAAAAGACTTTTCTTGCACGTATTTCTCACTTCCTTTTTTAATTAAGTGTATATCGGCTTTTGAAGATGACACGGTGTACGTAGAGCGTTTAGATAAATTTAATGGAGCATTTAGAATTGGTACAGGTAAAGAGGAAATTACCGTCTTACAGCCTATTCGATACGACGAACCTGGATGATGTCAAAGATTCAATCCTGAGTAGTACAGACAGTTTTGTTGCTGTAGATACTGAAACAACAGGATTAGATTGGACGACTAATCAGGCATTTGGAGTATCGTTAGCGTGGGATGACAAAGGAATTTTCATCCGTAATACCGATTATGGTACTAATAATATCGGTATGTTGATGAATACATTATTTGCAGCGGAACATAAGACTTTTGTTTTCCACAATGCAGAATTTGATTTGCATATGTTGCGGGAAACATATGGCACAGGTATGCCTACGAAGATAGTAGATACACTTCGGTTAGCCTATCTTAGAAATCCCGCAGAGTCGCATGGCTTAAAGGATTTAGGAGAAGCGGAGTTTGGTTCGACGGCTGGGGCTGCCGAAGATACTATTAAAGAGTATATAAAGCAGTATCGTTTGAAAGGGTATCACCAAGTCCCTGCAGAGTTTATGGATCCATATGCAGTATTAGATACTATTTTAACTAAAGCTTTGGCACATCTATATATAGATGATGTGATAGCTGATTGTGAATATTTATTTAAAGTGGAGCATAAGTTAATACCGATTATTGTAAAAATGGAAATGGAAGGGCTTCGTGTTGATACAGAATATATTAATCAACTTTTAAAAGAATTCCGTGTGGAACAACGAGTTATCCAAGATTCTCTCTATGAGATTATTGGTAAACCTGTGGAACTGGCTTCCACTAAGCAACTTCAGGAGTATTTTTATGATCGTCTACGAATTACTCCTCCTACGGAAACAGAGACAGGTCAACGTAGTGTTGATAAGCCTGCTTTAGAACTTATTAATCATCCAGTTGGTACGAAGGTTGCTGAGTTAGTATTGAGGTGGCGTGAATTAGGTAAATTAACTTCAACGTATTTGGAACCATATAAAGACTTAGAAGGTAGAGTCCACCCTCATTGGAATGCGACAGGAACACGTACTGGTAGGTTTTCTAGTAGTAAGCCTAATCAGCAAAATATACCTAAGCATGGGCAGATTCGACGTATGTTTGTGCCTGATAATGAGTTCTTTGATTTTGACTATTCTCAGATTGAGCTACGTATAGCTGCTGATATATCTAAACAACGGAATATGATTGATGCATTTAAAAATAATATGGATATGCATAGTTTTGTATCTTCATTAGCTTTTAATAAGGACATCAATGACGTAAGCAAAGAGGAACGTCAAATCGGGAAACATTTGAATTTTAGTGTATTATATGGATCAGGTTCGAAGGGTATTCAGAAGAAACTTGGAATGAATAAGACTCAAGCGGATACAGTATTAAATTATTTTCATTCAAGTTTTCCTCAACTTCGTGCACATTCTAAATCCCTTATGCTTGAAGCAGAACGTAATGGCTACGTTAGGAGTAAGTTTGGTCGTAAGTTACTTGTCGATAAACCGTTTACTGCTAATAACTATGTTATTCAAGGCACAGCTGCCGATATCATAAAGATTGCCCTGCTTAAAACTGCTAAATACGTCGAATCGGTGGGCGGGAAGATTAGAAATACGGTTCATGACCAGATTCTCTTTGATAACATTACTGAAAAGGATGGTGAAGAGTTACGTAATATTATGCAGGAGTTTCCTATGCCATCCGGTGTTCCTCTTAAAGTGGATTTGCAACGATCAACGGTATCATGGGGTGATTTGGTGCACATAGATGATGAAGATAAAATAGAGGCGGAAGAATGACCAATATCGATAGAATTGTTGCTAGTATAAATAAGGAACTTAAAACTAATTTAGTAGTTGGCGATGATGAAGCATTAGACACGTTACGAATACCTACAGGTATGCCAGCATTAGATCAGATGCTTGGGGGCGGTGTTCCTAGACAGGCTGTAACCGAATTGTTTGGTTATCAGTCCTCAGGTAAGACATATATTAGTCAACGTATAATTGCTCATGCTCAGACTTTGGGATACACTTGTGGTTTCATAGATGCTGAATTTTCATATGATCCTGAATGGTCATCTAATGTGGGCATCAATACACATGACTTGATAGTATCCCGTCCAGATACAGGTGAAGTAGCTTTAGATGTTTTGTTGAAGTTGTGTGAGCAAGGAGTGGATATTGTTGTTCTAGACTCTATAGCCGCTTTATTGCCTACAGCAGAGGCAAAAGAAGGTATGGATCATCTATCTATTGGTTTACAAGCTAGATTGATGAATCAATTATTTCGAAAATTAGCTCCCTCTAATGAGAAGACTGCTGTGATACTGATTAATCAGATTAGGGCTGGTATCGGCGGTTATATTACTCGTGACGCTCTCCCAGGTGGTAAAGGACAAGAGTTTTTTTCTCGTATTATGGTACGTGTGCGCAAGGGAGAAACCATTGGTGACCAAAAAAGTCCTCAAGGATTTTTTATAGAAATGAAGGCAGAGAAAAATAAGACCCATACACCCTTATTAACTTCTAGTGTGCCTTTTTACTATACAGGTTTACCTGATCCCATCTATGAAGCATTCATGATGGCCTCAGATTTAGGAATCGTTGTTCGTAGTGGGCCTCAATATGCTTACCCTGATAAAGAAACTGGTGAAGTGGTATATAAAGCACTTGGGCGAGAGAAATTTTTACAATTAATGAAAGATAATGATGGATTACGGACATCCATTGAAGCAGAGATAAGGAGTATGGAGTAATGACTACACAATCTTCAGTAGGCACATTAGCTGGTGATTTAGATAGTATTCTTCGCAGTTTTGCTAGTATGCTTGAAGGTATTTATCACATAGACGAAGAATTGGCTGCTGAAATGGCAGAGAAGTTTTCTAATAAGTTACGTGAGAATGCTAGGGGTATATATGCAGAAATGACTGCAGAGATTAGTGAAGGTTTGAAGAAACCTGCTAAAAAACCTCGTAAGCGTCGGATAAAAGCAGAGATAGTGGAATCATCAGACTTTATGGATGAACCAGACCGTGCTATTGGGCAAGAAGAATTGCCTGCGAATGAAAATACATTATTACATGCAGACGATCCTGGTGATGTTGACTTATTGGCAGAAAAGCTACTTAGCAATACTCGTGTTACTGACCGTTCTGGTGGAAGTGGTACTTCTAGTTGGGACACGAATAATCCTACTATGCGAAGAATTGGTAAATGAGGCCAGAACCTCGCAAGAAAGATACTCCAGAACAGTTCTTAATGGCTGCTTGGGTTAAAGAAGCTGGCTTTGGTAGTATCTTAGAACAAGATTTTGAACCATATGTCGTGGATATATACATTCCTGATTTGATTTTAGCGTTAGAGATTGATGGGCCATATCATATGACGCGTAGAGATGCATATCGGGATGCATATCTTCGAACTAATTATAATATTGAAATATGGAGGTATCCGCTAAAGATTGTTAAATCGTCTTTTAAAGCCGAATTTATTGATAATTTATTAAAATATGCACAGGAGCAAATAAATGCCTAAGCTAAGTCAAGTATTACAAGAACGAGAAAAACATTGGATAGAATCAGCGTTTGATAAGTATGATTTAACGCAACAACGAGCATCATATAAACGAACTCATTTTAGTCCATCACAAGCTCATTTATGCCCACGAGCATTGTATTATTACATGTTAGGATATGACCAAGATCCCATAGCTTCACAGAATCTTCGGCGTATGGGTATTGGTACGGTATTCCATGAATTCATAGAGAAGAAACTGATAGAAACTGGATTAATGGTATCGTCGGAACAAGAGATTACGCATGAAGATCCACCTATTAGAGGATTCTATGATGCAGTCATTAAGCGTCCATCGGATGATAAAGAGATTCTTTTAGAATTAAAGAGTATGGCTGAACCAAAGAATCCTAAGTTTGCCGATTATCTTCCTAGACATGATCATTTGATTCAATGGAATTTGTATTCGTTGATGACGGGTATTGATGAAGGAATTATTTTTTATATCAATAAGAATAATCAACAATACATCATCTGTGAAACAGAACGTAGTCAATCTATTATTGATACTACATTAGAGAAGTTTCGATTAGTACAAGAGTATCTTGATAACGGTGAACATTTTCCATATCAACCCGATTGGAAACATGATTGGTGTAATTATAGAGCGACTTGTGAAAAAGATTATTTTATAAAAGGAATTTAACATGGTTAAAGTATCGATATTTTTAAATAAAGCAGCTGAATTACATAACCTGGATCTTCAATATCCAGTACCGGAACGGCCTGAGGGCAATCATCATTACACTTTTCCCCTTA